GTCGTCGTAGATCGGGCGGTTTTCCGCGAGGGAGCGGGCTTCGTTCACAACGCTGTGGACGCGGAAGATCGGAACGACGAGGTCGTTGTTGTCGGGCATGGGTAACCTTTCGTGTCTGAGACGATGCGGAGTGTCAGGCGGCGAGTGCCGCGAGATCGGCGGCTACGGCGGGCAGGAGGCCGTCGCCGTGAACCGTGATGGTGCAGCCGTCATTCATCATGCCGGCGGCAAGCTGCTGGAATTCGTTGACCTGCTGGACCATCCACGCCGTGGTCTTGAACCGGCGACCGCTGAACAGCGCGTCGATCACGCGGTCGCCATCGTTCTGCGCCTGCGGATAGGCGTGGTGCTGACCTTCGGCGAGGGAGGAGTCGTAGCCGTAGAGGTGGATGTTCCGATAGCCGCGCATCCACGCGAGGACCATGGCATTGAGGCCGACCGTCGAACCGCCGCCGACAAGATGCACCGGGCGCTGTTCGTCCTTGAGCAGTTCGGCCATGCCGTCGGTGTTGGCGTGCCACACTTCCATCGGCAGACCGCCCTCATAGCCCTTGTCGAATGTCTCAGGCGCGCACTGGCTGGCAATCAGCACGAGCCCGTCATGGCCGGCGAGAAAGGCCGCGTTCTCCGGCCTCGCATCCACCAGCACACATGCATCGGCGCGAATGCCGGCTTGCGACAGGAACCGGCCTGCGCCGTTGAGCGCCATGACCTGCTGCCCGATCGACTGCCGCCAGCGCAGTTCCTCGACCAGCCGCTTGACCGATGGCCCGCCGCCGACGATCGAGACATGGCCGTCATGAGGCGCGGCAACGTCTACCCACGGTAGATCGCGCTTGATCGCCGATCGAACATTGGCAAGGATCGCCTCCTTGGCCGTGTTGCAGACGGTGTCGAGTTCGGCGCGGGTCATGCCGCCGACCTTCCACACATCGGGCACCCAACCCGTCATCACGTCATGCGGGCGCGGCAGGCCATGGAACACGACCACCGATGCCTTTTCCGGCGGCCCCTTGGTCAGCTTGAACGAAACGAACAGGTCCGGGAAAACGTCCTGCAGGCGCACGGCGCCGGGGTGAACGTGCTCGATCCATGCTTGGTCACCGCCGTCGTCGTCGATCGGACAGCCGGCCTCGACATAGGAAGCCCATATTTCCGATGCATCTCCCGCGCGCCACGCCATGACGGCCGATTGCAGCCCGTTTGGCCGGTAGAAGTCGCGCAGGATGGCGAAGGAGCCGTCATAGGCGGCGAGTTCGTCCAGCCGGCCGGTGATGACCGTGTCGAGATCGAGGAACAGCACGCGGTCGCCCGCGGGGAACAGGTCGGCGCGGAACAGCGCCAGTTTCGACCACCAGCCGGGCAGATCGGCCGGCAGCGGCCGGACCACGACACCGTCGGCCAGTGTGTCGGGCTGATCCGTGAAACAGACGAATTCCCCCTCGAAACCGCCCGCCAGATTGCGGCGGACGGAATCGAAGAGGATATCAACATAAACAGGGGCGAACGCCGTCCCTGCCCGGATGCAGCAGATATGGAGGGTCAAGAGCGCCTCGCGTTGTACGCCAAACGGTTCTTTCGAGCGCATTCTCGGCATATGCGCCGTTTATAGTTTTCGAATATTCCGTACCGAACATTGTCTCCGGATAGCGAGTGCCCTGATTTGCAATGCGTCATCGCATCCATTCGCGCCTTAGTAATAAGTCCAGCATATCCCCGCTTAACGTTTTCTTGTTGGGGAACGGCATCAAGATGGTCTGGGTTGACGCAGGATGTCGTGCGGCATTTATGGTCGATCACGAGACCATCAGGAATTGGGAAGCGAAACAATTCAAAGGAAATTCGATGTGCATAAGCATTCCCGGCTGAAGCCGGTCCATTCCTCAATATTCCGTATCCGCGTGCATTTACAGCGCCGGTCCAGAGCCAGCACCCGCTGTTAGGCTCTGGAATGTATTTCCCCTCAAAACGCTCTAAAAGAGAGCTAGCCACACCAGCCTCGCTACAGGTTGCTTTGGTTAGAGACGCGGGCCTGCTTCCAACGGGCTCGCGTCTCGTTTTTTTACCATAAACCTTCAATTTCTCAAAGGCTTGAGCATCAGACGGCGGTGCCGGACTTCTGCGACGGACGATTGAGCGTCACCAGAGCCGTCGAGGTCGTCGAGGTCACGGTCGTGGTCGCCTCGAAACGGGCGCCGAGGATCTGGCGGCCCGCCACCGAGGTCTGCATCACGCGGCCGGCCGTGGCCGACAGATAGACGCGATTGCCAGAGGCAGGGTCGACCTTGACGGCCGTCTTGAGCACGACGGCGGAGCCGGAGATCTGATACCAGCCATACTCGCCGGTAACGCAGGCCGACATCGCGACGGCCACCGGAGCGCCGCCGGTGGCGACGCCCGAGGTCGTACCGAGCGCCGTGACGCCGGTCGACGCCACATAGGTGACGACGAGGCCGGCAGTCGTGCCGTCGAGGCCCTTCAGATAGATGAATTCTCCGGCGCCATAGGTCGGATCGACCGCCTGGATGATGCCGCCGAGCTTCCAGCCCTGCGTGGTGCTGTGCGAAGTGATCGACGGCAGCCCGAGCTGCGTCGACACGGGAACGTAAGCCATGATGGCCTCCGAATTTGGGGAAAGAAAAAGGGCGCCCGAAGGCGCCCCGTCCTGTTCGTCAGCCGGCTTACGGCGAGGAGTCGTACATCTTCCAGTTGAACAGCGGGTTGACCATGGTCAGTTCGCCCATGAACCCGATGTACTGGACGATGGCGTCCTGGTTGATCGGCGTCATCCCCGCGCCACGGAACAGCTTGTCGAAGTTCCGGTCCGGGTGATAGCGCACGCGCAGCGTGTCGGTGTAGATGCCGTACGTGGTGTTCGCCGGCATGTTCGACCCGATGCCGCCGTCCTGAACGATCGTCGCCGAGCGCCCCGCGCCGAAGTACCGCAGCGACTGGAAGCCCAGCTTGCCGAGGTTGGTTTCGTCGTTGATGCGCTGGATCGCCACCGTCGCCGCGTCGTAGGCCGCGTAATGCTCCTTGGACATCAGGAGCAGGTCGGCGCCCTGCCGGCCGCGGGTGCGGCTGGTGATGATCTTGTTCAGGAACGGACGGATCGTCGCCGACGTGATGCCGGTGCCGATGCCCGTGTCGTAGCTGTTCACGTCGAACGTCGAGGTCTGCCAGATCGCATTGGAGCGGGCGATGCCGCCATACGAGCCGGAGTTGACGACGGTCGGGATCGCAAGCTTCAGGCCGCCGAGCTGCTTGCCGCCGAAGTCCGTGCCGTCCGAATGGAGGGCAACGTCCATCACGTCCTTCAGCTCGTTCTCGGCCGCGTCGATGTGCCCGGCCATGATATCCTTGAGCTGGTTGGAGCCCGAGTTGTTGAGGATATCCTGGTTGGACAGCGTGACGGCGACGGCCACCATCTTCGGCGTGAAGACGGCGTCGTTGAACAGCTCGGTCGGGATCGGGTTGAGGAAGTCGAACCCGTTGTACCAGACGGCCGACCCGGTCTTCTGGTAGATGAGCCGTTCGCGGATCTGGGGGCCGGAATAGGGCTGCCAGAGCCCCTTGTCGCGGAGCGTCGCGAGAAGGGCGTTCGAGTTCGAGACGAGGTCCTGATACCCGCTCGAACGGTCTTCGAGAGCCAGCGACAGGATTTCCTGATACGCGGCAGTGCTGTTGATGGCCAAGGTGGCCTCCTATGGGTTCAGCGCAGTCCCACGGTCGCAAACGCGCGGTCCAGCGCCTCAATGGGGGAATTGGCGGCCTTGCGTCGTGGCGCGGGGTCTGAGCCCGGCGACGGGGCGCCTGAAACGGACTTCATACCTTTGAGGGTCTGAGCCTCAGCGGAGGGGGGCGCGGCGTCTGAGGCCGCACGCTGCGCCGGGACCGGCGCGGGACCGGGGTTCAGCATCTCCGCCAGCCTGTAGGCTTCGGCGAGGTCGCTGGTCCGGCCCGATTTCAGGAAGAACGCGATGTCGTTCGACAGTTCTTCGAAGCGAGGATTGGCCGCAGCAAACTGCGCCACCGACGACTGGACGGTGCGCTCCTGCTGCTGCTGGATGGTCTGCGTCACGCCGCCGATCTGGCGCTGAAGCTGCGCCACCTCGTTGCGGAGCTCGCGGATGACGCTGTCGTTCTGCGCCGCCACCTGATCCTGCGGCTGGCCCATGACATGCGCGGCGACCTGGCGCAGCGAAATGCCGAAATGGTCGGCGATCTTCTGGAAGCCTTCCACCGGATTGCGCTGGAACGCCTGTTCGATCTCCACGACGCGCGACAGAGCGCTATGCAGGTCGCCGCCATTGCGACGCGCCGCCTCGGCGAAATTGCGGACGCGGTCGAATTCCTCGGCGTCGGCCTTGTACTTCTGGATGCCCGTCTCAAGTTCGCGGATCGAGCGGTTGGTGGCGTGGCGCACGCTTTCCGGCGTCGTCTCCCAGTCAGCACTCGCCTGCGGATCGGACGAAAAGCGCGCCGGCAGGTCGCGGACGGGCTGGCGCGGCTGCTGTTGCGTCGGCTGCTGCGCCGGGGGCGCGGCGGCGTCATGCTGTGCCGGCTCGCGCGGGGCAAAGCGGCCCGTCTCGTCACGCTGCGCCGGCTGGCGTTCGGCAGGCGCGTCCGCCTTGGCCTCGACCTTCTCCGCCGGCTTGGCCTCGGCTTTTGCGGGCTCCTGTCGCTGCTGCGCCTCGACCTTGCGGGAGGCGCGCTCGATCGCATCGGCCACGGTGGACGACGGCTTTTCGGCCGGCTCTGCCTTGGGCGCCGGAAGCGGCTCGGAATGAACCGGGTTCGGCGGCGCGACCTGCTGCGTATCGATGACGGCGGCAGGCGAAGCGGGGGCATCAGCCGGCGCAGGCGCGCCGTCCGCAATGGCAACATCGGACATATAGAAGCCTCAGTCTGAGTGAGTGCGGGTCAGAAGCCGAACAACGATTGCCGCATGCGCGGCTGCCATCCGGGGAGCGAGCCACCGCCGAATTGACGCTGCGGCGACATCGGGAGGAAACTCGGCTGCGGCGCCGACTGGTAGCCGCTGGGGAAAAACGTTTGGAACGACGAATCGGCAAACATCTGCTTCTGCGGCGCGCCGACACGCTGCACGCCGGCCTGAACCATTGCCGCACGCGGGGCGGCCCGCGGCATTAGCGCCTGAACGACTGCATCCTGGCTCATTTCCTGATGCGCTCCCCGTTGCTGTAGCGAGCGAAAGCCTTATCGATCGACTGGCGCACCGCGGCCTCATCCGACTTGGGCTTGGGCGGCGGCCTCAGCCGGGCTGGGTCGTTGCCAACCTCGACCACGCCGGCCTGCTTGTAGGTGCGGCGCAGCGCCGACTTCGAATCGTAAAACCTGCCGTCGAGCTGCGACTGGACCGGGTCCATGTGATCGCCGGAGATCATCGGCATGGGCAGATGCGAACGGGCAGGCTGGCGTGTTTCGAGGCGGCGATAGACGTGACGGCCCTCGCCTACCTCAACCCATGCGTATTCGCTCATGCCGTCGCAGCCTCTTCCGCGCGCTCCTTGGCCGCCGTCTCGGCCTGCTCATGCGCGATCTGCCGGTCCTGTTCCTTGCCGGCGAGGTCGGCCTCGGCCTTCGCCTGATCGTTCTGCGTCTGCACGCCGAGCCGGGCGATTTCGAGCTTCAGCTTTTCGATTTCCAGCATGCCCTTCTGCATGTCCTGCCCGTGCGTCTCGGCGGCGCGCCGCTCCTCCTGCGCCATGGTGGCGAACTTGATCTGCGCCTCGGTGCGCTTCGCCTCCATGTCGGCCTGCGCCTGCTGCAGCTTGATCTGGGCGTCCTGCTGCGCGGTCTGCATCTTGACCTGCGCGTCCATCTGCTTCACCTGCATGTCCGCCTGGGCGCGCTGCTGTTCGACCTGCTGCGCCGCCGCCTCGGGATTGGGCTTCGGCTGCTTCGCCATCTCCTTCATCGACTCGGCAAATTCGTCGATCGACTGGTCCAGCGAGCGGCCGACGCGGAACTGGCTCGCGACGAACTTGAGCGCATCCGCCATGAGCGGCGCCATCTGCGGCACGGCCGTAACGCCCTGCACCGCCTGATTAAGGAACCCGCCGACCGCCGTGATGAACTCGGTGGCGCGCTGCTTCTGCGCGTTCTCATCCGGCGCAATCGTCGAATCCGTCTCGATATCCAACACGAAGGGCCGCATGCGCTGCTCACGAAGCAGCTTCACGCATTGGTCGATCGTGACCGTCTCCTGAATCTCCTTGAGGCGCGCCTCGACCTGCCCGGCCATCTGCTGCGCCTGCTGCTTGGCCTGCTGCTGCTGTTCGGGCGGCATCTGCGCCACGGTCTGTGCGGCCTGCTGCGCCGCCTGTATCGCCTGCGCCTTGATCTGCTGAACCTGCCTCGCAATATCCGCGTCCGTCGGCAGTTCCATTTGGCTCATGTCGTTGAGCGTCTCTGCCGAAAAGTTCTCGGCCGCCACCTCGGCAACCATGCGAGTGAGATCGCGGGCCATGCGCACCAGTTCGGCCTGGCGGTCCTTGATGCGGATCGAACCGTACTGGCTCTTGAGTTCCTGCGCTCCCAGCGTCTCATTGGGATCGGTCGCCCCTCGCATGATGTCGGACAGGCCGGATATCTCGTAGACATCGCTGATCAGCTGCTGCCGCGTCGCGATGCATTCCTTGAGCGCCACCGTGATCATGTCGATCGGCAGCCAGACGATCACGTCCTTCGTATTGGCGCCGCCGAAGGCCGCCCAATTCGAGATCGGGATCATGATTTGGTTGTCCATGTTGGACTTCAGAGCCGTCTCGATCGCCTCGCCCACGTCGCCGGAGCCGCCGGGATAGAAGCCGCGCACCTTCACCGCTTCGGCCAGCGATGCGATGCGGTTGGTCAGGTCGTTGATTTCCTCCAATTGGTCCTTGTAGAAATAGCGATCCGGGATCGGCACCAGCGAATTGCGCTGCAGCGTCGCGTAGGCCGGGCGTGGGCTCGGGAAGAACCCGTCGATATCGAGGAATGGCTCGGATTCGTCGAGCATGACCTCAACGCCTTCGGTTACCCAATAGACGCGGCTGTCCGTCTTGGACCAGATCTCCCACACCGCAGCCTTGGCCGTTGGGTCGGCCGCGCCGAGCGCCCGATCCTCCTTGCGCTGCGCATAGGCCGCGTCGAGATAGGCCTTGCCGCTCGATTTGAAGAACCGCTTGCGCATCTCTTTGCGGTTCAGGTAGCTGCGATAGGCAACCCAGCCAACCTCAGGCCAGATGCGCGCCGGCTCGTGCAGGAAGTCCTTGCGGTTGACGAATTCGATGCAGGCCCGCTCGCCCTTCTCATCCGTCTTGTAGAGCACCCTGGCGACGCCGCGGCCGACCGTATTGAGATCGTCGCGCACGAGACGCATGACGCCGTCCGCATCCTCGCGTTCGAACGTGACGACCGTGGTGCGCTCGAGAAGCTCGGCGGTCTTCTGCGGGATCGGGCGCCGCTCGCGGAACCGTTCCACCACCACAGGCACGGGCGGGCGGGAATAGACCGAGGGGCCGATGACCTGAAGGTTGGCCCAGAACATCTGGAACTCGCGCTCGCGCACAAGGTTCGACAGATGCGTGAGATCGGCATAGGCCTTGTCGGATTCGTCGGCCCGCTTCTGGTACTCGGCGAATGACTTCTCGGCGTCGGCCAAGAGGTTTAGCCATATGCGCGACTCTCCGGGCTGCGTCGAAGGATCGTATTCCAGATCCTCGGGCAGTCCGTCGGTTTCGGCCATGCCTACCTCATCCTTCGTGACCCGCTGCCGAAGTCAGGCGGCGGCGGTAACTGTATCGCGCCGGGCGGAACGATCACCCGCTGCTGCTCAACCTCACGCGGCGCGGCCTGCCAACTCAGCGACAGGTAGCGGAACGCATCGGCGAGGTGCGTGGTCCAGTCCCTGACCTCGGACGCGCCGAACGTCTTGCGCTCGTCATCCCACTCGCGACGGTATTGCTCCAGCGCGGCGATGCCTGTCGCCTCAGTGCGCGGGTGAAACACGCATCGGGCCAGCGTGCGCCGCACCGCGTTGATGCCGTCGAGCTTGCTCGCGTTGGTGCAGAGCTGCGGCTTCAGTCCCTCGGCGATCATCGACTCGACGCGGGTGCGCTTGCCGCCCCATTCCCGCACCTTAGCGTCATGCGGCACGAAGTCGGTCCCGTCGATCCAGCCATGCTGCTCGCGGCGCTTGCGGACCTCGCCGGCGAAGATCTCCACATCCCCGTGCGGCGCCGAAATGCAGTCGAGGATGAAGACCTGCAACCCCACAACCTGAAACCACCATATCGACGTGTCGTCGCGGACGCCGATATCCCATGCCCTATGGACCGGCCGATCGGGCAGCGGTTCGATTTCGTCGATCCGTCCCTCGGATCGCACCGTGAGCATTTCGCGGGCGTAAAACGCGCCCATGATCGCGGCGTTGAACGAGCAGAGGTATTCCTGCTCGAACTGAGCCCGGCCTAGATCCTCGCCATAGAGAGCGATGTACTCGGCGAGGCTCTCCTCAAGCTGCTCCGGAGACAGCGCGCCGGTGTCGTGAACCGTGCTGACCTCGGCGAACCAGCGCTCGGGATGCGCCTTGGCGTGGTCGAACATCGCTTTGGCGTGGTTGCGACCGCGCGGCGTCGTGATGAACGCTGCCCAACCGGCATTCTCCTCCAGCATCGGCCGGTGATAGGCCCAAGCCGACGGGTTCGCCAGAGCCCACTCGGAATAGGCGATGCCGACGGGTCCGGCGCCAACCGTGGCGTCATAGCGATCCGAGCCGATCACCTGCCATGTCGATCCGCATTTGAGGCGGATGAACATTTCGGTGTCGTTCGTGTTCTCGCGCAGCGCTGGAGGGAACGCCTCGTCAATCCTCCGCTTGCCTGTGTTGGCGTTGACAGCAGTCCAGAGCGCCTTGCGGCCCTGCGCATATTCCGGGAGGCAGTGCCAGTACGACCCGATGCGCCGGTGCGCCAGCTCGCATGTCGCTGCCAGCACCACCTCATCCTTGCCCCAGCGGCGATGCGCGATCTCGATAGCGCGAGCTGCCGGCGTCGTGGTCAGATGCTCGTGAAACGCCCGCTGATACCAGCGGATGCGACGTTCAATCTCCACGGCTCTCGTAAATCGTCTTGAAGGCGAATTGGATTGGGCCGCCCTCGTCGCCCGTGTGCGTCACCGCATTGAGATCGGGCAGTACTTTCCTGAGCAACCCAAGACCGGCTGAGACTTGCGACGGGCTCATCTCCCTGTCGCCGCAGGCGTGCTCTATGAGAGCATTGAGGACGTTGCTATTCTGGATTTTAACCCGGTGCTCGTCCGACATGGCGAAGCCTGGACGGCGACCACGCTTTGCAGCCATGTCTCACTCTCCCGGTCTGAGCGGGTGCTAGGGCAGTGCGCGCTCGATGCGCGAGAGGGCGTCCTCGATGCGGGCCATCGCGGCCTGGACACGGTCGGCGTCGTACTGCAGGCGGTTGATGATGCCCGGCCGATGGGGATGAGGATGGGAAACGTCCAACCCGACTGATTGCGGACCATCCGGGACGGGATCGCCGAGAAGCCGGGAGGCGATGGCGTCGGCATGCTCCGTGACGCGCTCCAGCCCATCCACGGCGCCGCTGATCAGATCGAACGCGCTGACGGGGCGCGGGCCACCACTGATCACCGGCGGCCGCGGGCTCCCCAGCACCGAGTGCTCATCCTTCGCGATGCCGGCTGCGTTGCCATACTGGCGCATGTACTCATCTCCAATGATGTAGGATTGGTTGGTCGTTGCCGATCACGCTGCGAGCGCTTCGGCCTTGCCGAGCGCGCGGGTGCCGTCACGCGTTGAGAGACAGGGCCTCGGCGCGTCCAGCGTCGGCCATGGCCGCCATCGAATTCCAGCCGGGGTCGATCTCCGCCTGGAGACGCCCTTCGGCCTTGGCGTTGAAGAGCGAGGCGCCCAGGGTCTTGTTGTCCGGGCCTGCCGCGTAAGACGTGGTGTCGTAGAGAGGAAAGCCGAACCATCGCCGATACGGCTCGACATAGCGATCGACGTAGATCGTTTGCGTCGTCGGGCGGCCGTCGATCTCCTTGACGCGCGCCTTGATGCGCTCCCAAGCCTTCTCGGACGGCGGGCCGTCCATGGCCTCGGTGAAGCCCTCGAACCACGCCTTGAATTCCGCCAAGTTCATGATGCCCTCGCGATTGGTTGGCCGCCCGCCCTACCGTGCAGGATCGACCTGTGCGCTGTGTCGGGTAGGGTGCGACGGGTATCGACGCGGGCCGGGCTCGACACCGGCTGCTGAGGCCCACTGCTATCTCAGCTTTTTCCCACCGGGCACTGGCTGCGCTTCCTTCAGCGCCGCCGCGTCGAAACTGGCACCGGGCCAAGGTGTCGAACCCTGCTCTTGCGGGTTGGAGCCGCAATGCCTCCCGGAGGCAGCCCGATTGATGATGGAGCCCCAGGACCGGATTCGAACCGTCGACCCGCCCCTTACAAGGGGGCCGCTCTACCACTGAGCTACAAGGGCTGGAATCGAAAGCCTGGCGCATCGGCCGGGCACCGCGCCCCACATCCGGGCGCACGAATGGATTATCTAGTCCGAGACGGACGATGCAGTGATTTGCGGCCGCCGTCAAGCGGCTATCCTCCGGCCAAGCGCGAAATGACGATGCAGGCAGTTGAGAGCCACCCGGAGATCCCCGACAAGGTGGATCACATGCAGGTCGCGCACCACGAATTGATCGAGTGCGCTGATCGGCGCCGGTGAACGAACCTCCTGGCAAGCGACCTGAAGCGCCGCCATCATCGACGACCAGTCCGAGCGAGCCTTGGCGCAGAACTGCTCGTACTCGCCACCATGCTCCGATGCGTCCGGCCGTCCGCCCGTGTCGCTCGGCGCCCCGATCGCACGGTGGTAGGCGTTGCGCACCTCGCCGTAGCGCTCTGCGGCGCGCATCTGATCGATCGTCAGCTTGCCGGCCTGGTACATCCGACCGATGACCGTACCGCCTTCCTGCCGGCGCGCGTCGGCTTCGCTGAGCCCGAACACCCGCATCCTCGCTTCGACAGCCGTTGCCATGGACTCGCGCTCCGTTTCCTGCGTCCTGCGTTCGACTTCCGCCTTGCGGCGGGACAGGCGGCCGTTCGGCTCGCGAAGGCCAGCCATGCGCTTCCGAATGGCTCTGCGGAGCTTCGCCTTGCGCTTCATGCCGCCTCGCCTCCCAACAGCTTCGCCACCTGCACACGCCGAGCCGCCATGTCCGCATCGCTGATCGGTCGCACGACCTTGGCCCGTCGCAATTTCTGGAGTGCCGCGATCTCTACGAACACTCCGCGCATCTGGTCCGTCGCGAGACTGCGCAGCCTGGCCGCCGAGGGCGGGAACCGTTGCGATTCCTCGCCGCCTACTTCGCCGCGCATCCACCGGTCAGCGGCGGCTCTGGTCGCCCATATCGGTCGATC